TTAAAGAATGGTTCTACTTCAGCAGGATTTTTAGAGTTCTTTGAAGATAGTGATAATGGTACAAATAAAGTAACTTTGATAGGTCCTTCATCTACATCAGATATTACTTTAACTTTACCAAGCAGTGCAGGTACAGTAGCAACTACTGCATCAGCTGCAGATGAAGCAACAGCATTAGCTATTGCATTAGGATAATGCTTGACAAACAAGCAATTTTCGTGTATAATTAAACAAACAAGGAAAGATAAATGGCAAATACATTTAAGGTAGTAAATTTTGCTGCAGAACCTGCATCTTCAGGTACACCATATGTTGTGTATACTGCAGGTAGTGGAGTAACTGCAATCGTTCTTGGTTTAGTTTTATCTAACATACACACATCACAAGTTACAGCGACTGTAAGACTAGTTAGTGATACAGCTAACAGAGCAGTAACAAATAACACAGCTAACGGAACAAGTATAATTGTAAAAGATGCACCTATTCCTGTTGGTTCAGCGTTAGAATTGATGTCAGGTAATAAAGTAGTGTTAGAAACAACAGACCAAATAACAGTAGATTGTAGTGTAGCAGATAAATTAAGTGGCACATTAAGTATTATGGAGATAACCTAATGCCTTACGTAGGAAATAGCCCTGCAAGTAACTTTGCATCTGTAACTAAAGATACATTTAGTGGAGATGGAAGCACAGTAGCTTTTACACTATCTAAAGCTGCGACAACAAATGGAGTTGCAGTCTTTGTAGAAAACGTAAGACAAGAACCTACAACAGCGTATGCAGTCAGTGGTACTACATTGACATTTACTGCTGCACCTGTAAGTGCTAGTGGAAATAATATCTATGTGTTGCATCACAACACACCTGCAAGTACAGCAACACATCCTGCGGCACAAGATTTAACTGCAGTAAATAGCACAATGACAGGCACATTAGCTGTTACAGGTGCAAGTACATTGACAGGGAATGTTGCTCTCGGTGGTACACTTGATATGAATGGTGCAGAGTTAATATTAGATGCAGATGCTGACAGTTCTATCCATTCTAGCACAGATGACCAAATAGATATAAAAGGTGGTGGCACTGATAGGTATACCATAACTGCTGCAGGGTCGCATTATTTTAGACCTACCATGACAGAAGGTACAACAGATACTGCTTCAGGTTATGTGCCTACTGATGGAGCAGTTTATTCTGGTGGTTTTGTTACAGCAGGAGCAAGAGATAATAATGGTGGTTTTCTTTCAGGGTTAACTTTGACTAATAATAATAACGCTGTTAATGGTGGTGCTAATTCACAGGGAAGACCAGTTGCAGTTCTTGGGGGTACTGTTGTAACTTCAGATACTAACGCAGGTGATGACAGTGGTGGAACACTTGATTTATACACAAAACCTGAATCTGGTAATGTTACTAAACATTTTTCAATAGCGAGTGATGGAACACTTACTGCAACAGATACTTCTATTGGTTCGATTTCTGATGAAAGATTAAAAAAAGATATAGTAGATTTTACGTATAGTATTGATGATTTTAAAAAGTACAAACCAAGAAAATTTAATTGGAAAAATCCAGAACTACATCAAAATGAAGAAAATGTTATAGGCTTTATAGCACAAGAACTTGAAACTGTTGATAATAGGTTTGTTTATTCTACACAACATACAGATAAAGATGGTAGAGAAAAAGATAAAGAATTTTTAGATGCAGATGGAGTTGCAAAAGCAAGTAAATTATTTAAAAAAGATGCCATGTATATATCTATAATACAGCAGTTAATAGAACGAATAGAAGCATTGGAGAGTAAATAATGCCATACATAGGAAAATCCCCAAGTTTTGGAGTACGAAATAGGTTTGTATACCTAGCATCAAGTGGTGCTACATCCGTAAGTGGAGCAGATGCCAATGGTGCTACTCTAACATTTACAGATGGTGCATACGTTGATGTGTATCTTAATGGTGTTCTACTAAAACCAACAACAGACTATAACACAAGCACTGCTAACACAATAGCAGGTCTATCAGCACTCAATACAAATGATGAAGTGACTGTGGTGGTGTATGACGTATTTACTGTTGCTGACATGGTAAGTGCTACAAGTGGTGGTACGTTTAGTGGGAATGTTACGTTTGATGGCACAGTAACAAATAGTTCAACTACTACATTAAATGATGATGTAACTTTTACTGGTGCTAATTACAATGTAATGTGGGATAAGTCAGCCAATGATTTATCGTTTGATGATAATGCTAAATTAACTTTTGGTGCTAGTAATGATTTATCGGTATACCATGATGGTTCAAATACTTATATAGATGAGTCAGGAACAGGTGCTTTATTTATAAGAAGTAGCCGTGTGAGTATGCACAAGTACACTGGCGAAACTATGATAAATGCTGCAGCTGATGGTGCTGTAAGTCTTTACTATGATGACGTTAAAAAACTTGAAACAACTTCTAGTAGTGTAGAAATTTATCAAGCAAATTTAGAAATTAATAGGTCATCAGAATCAAGCACAGATGCTGTTCTATATTTTAATGGTAATGGAGTTGATTGGTCGCTTGGTACAGATGCAAGTGAAAGTGGGTATTTAAAATTTAGTAATAATGCAACTCCGGGAACAAGTACAGCTATGGTTTTTGGACCTTCTCAAAGAATTGGTTTTGGTGATAGTGGTCAAACAAATGTTCATGTTTCAATAAATAAAGCAGTTAGTGGTTCAACTTTAAAAGTTACAAATGGCACAGATGATTATGGAGCTAATAATATATGGTCTGTATTAGGTGATAATACTAATGATGATGGCTGTAATTTATATGCAGGATATTCTGCCAATGGTCATAGAATGTTTGTAAATGGCAATGGGAGTTTTCATAGTGCAACTGGTACTTATGCAACTATATCTTCAGATGAAAGATTAAAGTCTGATATTAAAGATGCAAACTCACAATGGGATGATATAAAACAATTAAAGTTTAAAAATTTTAAAAAACACGATACAGATGGTTTAGTACATTTAGGTGTTATTGCTCAAGAAGCAGAAAAAATATGTCCAAAACTTGTAATAGAAAGAAATCCATTAGATACTGAAGTAGCACACAATTCAGAGTTTGGAACACTTTACACTAAAGATGATGTTGAAACTCAAGATGTTTTATATACTAAAGATGACCAAGATGTAAAAGATGGAAAAGCAAACGTAGGTGATGTTAAAACTGAAGCATCAAAAAATATAGGTGATGTTAAAGAGGTAAAATCAAAAGTAAAAGTGTTTAAAGACAGTATATTGTTTTGGAAAACAGCAAAAGCATTACAGGAAGCAATGACACGAATAGAAACATTAGAAGCCAAAGTAAAGACATTGGAGGAAGCGTAAATGAGCAGAGCAAGAACATTCGCAGATTTAGCTACAGCATCTGAAGCAGGTAGTTTAGCTAGTCCTAATCTATTAATAAATGGTGATATGGCTATATCACAAAGAGCAACGAGTCTTTCAGGTCAAACAGGTACTTCAATTAGATGTGTAGATAGATTTAACATTGTAGAGGGAGCAGACGCAGCTTTTGATGTTGCTCAAAGTTCTACTGCACCTGATGGATTTAATAATAGTTTAAAAATTGACACAGCTACTGCTGACTCTTCTTTAGCAAGTACACAATATGCATCTGTATATCAAAGACTTGAAGGTCTTGATGTTCAACAACTTTTGTTTGGTACTTCTTCAGCTAAGTTTGTAACTTTATCATTTTATGTAAGGTCAAATGTAACAGGCACATATTCTGTTACTATGTCTTTAGCAGATGCAAGTAGTGGCTATCAATCACAAACTTATTCAATTAGTTCTGCAAACACTTGGGAAAAGAAAACAATAACTTTTATTGGAGATACAACAACAGCCATTCCTGATGATAATACTAACGCTTTTGCAATAGATTGGTGTTTAGGTTCTGGAACAGGATATACAAGTGGTGGTGCAACAGGACAAGCATGGTCTAGTGATGTTACTAAATATTTTGGTGGTCATGCTGTTAACATTATGTCTAGTACAGATAATGAATGGTTATTAACAGGTGTTCAATTAGAAATTGGAGAAGTTGCCACACCTTTTAAATACGAAAGCCATGAGTATAATTTACAGCGTTGCCAAAGATATTATGAAGAAGGATATATTGGTTTTGGAGGAAACTTTACTCATGCTACACATTATCAATTTCATCAACATGGTTTTAACACTCCTAAAAGAACAGATGACGGATACACAATGACATTGACTGTAGACAATGAATATTCAATAACTACTTTTAATACTGTGTATAGAAGAGATTTTTCAGGAGTTGGAATTGTTGCTTATGGTGCTGCAGGATATAACAGATACTTAGTATCTTTTGTGTGTGAAGATGAGGTAAACTAATGATACTAGATTTAAATTATAAAAAAATACAATACTTAACAGACCCAGAAACAAATAAAAATATTGGAGTTAATATAACTGTAGATGACAAAACTCAAGTTCAAGTTTCGTTAAATACAGACAATAAATATTACGCTGAAATTAAACGACAAGTTGATGCAGGTGAACTTACAATAGAGGATGCAGACTAATGGCAATATCAAAGATAGGAAGAAACGCAACAGATACAGGTATTACAGATAATAGTGATGCTAGTAACGCTATCAGAATAAATTCTAACGAATCTGTTGGAATTGGTACAACTGTTTCTACAGGTGAATTAAACATAGGACCTAATATTGGTAGTTATGCAACAATTCAAATGACACCAGGTGGAACATCTACAGGTTCTAAAATAATAATGGGCGATACAGGTGATGCTGATTACACAAATATTACTGCGTTTGCTAGTGGTGCAGGTGAAACTGGTAGATTAAGATTTATTGTTGGCACAAGAGAAAGTTTAAATATATATAATAATGGTGCTTTTAATACTAATGCTTTAAGTGATAGTGGCACAGCAGGAATTATTAATAATAGTGGAACGAGTAATGTTTTTGGAATAGCAATAAAAACTCCAAGTGTAGCAGCAGATAATAACTCTACATATTTTCTTAGTTGTCAAGATAGTTCGGCTGAAAGATTTAAAGTATTTAGTGATGGTGATGTATCAACTTCTGATGCAGGAATTTTATCTTCTGATGAAAAATTAAAACATACTATAACAGATGCTACAGATAAATGGGATGATGTAAAAAAATTACAAGTAAGAAATTTTTATTGGAAAGAAGATTTTCACCCAAATAAAAAAGATAAAAAAATGATAGGTTTTATTGCTCAAGAATTTGAAACTGTATTTCCAGGTTTAGTAAGTGACCTTAAAGATACTACTACAGAAGGTAATAAAGTTGTAGATTTAGGAACAACAACTAAAAGTATTAAAGAAGGGAAATTAATACCAATTCTTACTAAAGCATTACAAGAAGCAATGGCAAGAATAGAAACACTAGAAGCTGAAGTAAAAGCACTGAAAGAAGCATAATGGAAGTAAACCCAATACTATTTTGGAATGGACTACTAACACTCGTCATAGCACCTGCTATATGGGTGTTTCG